GGTGGGAGCAGTCGGTTCACTAATATGGCAACACGAGTACGTACGAAAGGACAGAGGGAACCCGCAACGGGTTTCCTACCTGTTTCCGGATCAAAGGCTGTAGTCTCAGGTTCTTTTAAGAATCCTAAGAACAACTCAACCTATGCGTCCGGCCAGTACCCCATTTCTAATGGGGTAGGATCGTACAGCGACTCACGATCATCAATTACTGATGAGACTGGGCCTGCTGGCGGCATCAAGAATTGCACGAACACGCAAGTGTCCGTGTCTTCGAATGCCTCCGTATCCGAATATCGGCTAAAGAATCCGTCGGCTCCCTTTGGGGAGCTTACGGTGACTATAGCCGGCTCGATGGCACCCTATTATCAGCAGCAGGTGATGGATTATTATCCTCACGTGTCTGTTTCTGATGGGTCCGGGTTAGCCCTCTCTCGTGTTCCAAACACGACAGAGGAAGTGATGTCAGGGCTCAATTCAGGCTATGAACTCCGCGAACTCCGCGCTCTCCTCGATCAGACCATACCGTCCCACTTCTTGTGGGCGGCGGCTAGATCGTATCGGAAGCGTTCGTTCAAGGACTTAGTAGACTGGCTTGACTCTATTAAGAGTCAGGCCCGCTCGCCGGTTGGATTACTCCAAGCGGCGGCGGGAATTGACCTAACGTGGAAGTTTGGCATTGCTCCGCTTATGGCGGACATTAATGCTGTCCACAACTACCTCGAGACTGTTAATTCGGAACTGAAACGTCTGCATACGCAGAGGTTTACAGTGAAGGGTAAGCACACCGAGACGAAAAGAGAGCGCATAACTCATGTATCGAACAATTCGAACGATACAATGGGTTGTCACTCAGTTGTGGTCTCTACGTACAGGGCGACTACTAAGACGTGGGTCTATGGCGTTGTGAAACGCCTCGACGCGTCTAAGATGCCTCCTAGCGGTCCTGCGGAGTTGGCAATGCAGTATCTAACTGAGAAGTTAGGTCTTACATTCCAACCCAAGGACTTCTGGGCAGCGGTTCCAAGTTCGTTTGTGTATGATTGGTTCCTACCAATTAGCACATTCCTGGAGCAGTTCGATCAGTTAAAACCTGATCCGTCCTGGTTAGTAACCGAGGGGTGTTGGTCGTCTGTGAAGACGACTACCACCGGCTATACGCAATCGCGTGTAACACCGATTACGAATAGCAACTGCGTTTTGACTAGCAGCAGTGGTCTTGTAGATCACGTGCCCTACTCAAAATCGGAATATCAGCGGACAAGATTAACCACCTTGCCTGGAGGAATTCCAACAGTCTATATCCCTGACCTCCAACTCCCATCTCTGGGACAAGGAGTGACGGGTATAGAGCTGCTTATCACGCGCATCAAAAGGAAGCTCAAGTGAGCTCCCGTGTGCGGGTGAGCACAAACATTGCCAGGGTTTGCGTCATAATAGACGCCGCCCCTGTTTACAAGCTAAACCAATGCTAGCAAGCACATACACCGTTGGGTCCGGCGCATACGCCTGGACGTTCACCAAACAAGGCGACACCGAATCGAAGTCCTCGTACACTGTACAAGGCCTCGCGGCGTCGGCTGCTCGGACTATGTCCGTTCAGCACCAGACCATGAAGAATAAGGTCAATCGACACCTTGTCGATATGACTGCGACGTACGTCACCCCTGGTTCTACCAGTGGGCAGATGTACGACGATCGCGTGTATCTTGTGATCCAACGTTCGCCTTATACGACGGACGCCGATATCAAAGGACACATTGCGACATTCCTCGCATTGGCTGGCACTGCCGCCTTCCAAACTTCACTTCTTGCCAAGGAGCTGTAAAGCCCCTTCGAAAGGAATGAACTACTGGATATACGGGTTGGTCTATAAGCTCGCAGTACACGTGCTAAAGCGCGCGGCTCGAGTGACCAATCGCATGTATACTCGTATTCAACATGAAAACGAGAGACGGAGGCTCTGATCCCCTTCGGAGGCTTACGCCAACGAAGGTTGATCGGTATGCGGTACCCTATGGGATACGTGTGATAGTATTGGCGAAGGTTGTGCGGCAGTGTCAGAAGTTGTTAAAACTACTAATGATATGCCTAACAATAATCGCCTCCAGCTCATTTGGGCTGGGCTTGCTCGTAATAACCGCTGGTCATCCTACATTTGTCAAGAGGACGTTAATACGTTTAATCGACGAATGGAGGGTGAAGGACCTGAATTCTATGCCCGTGGACTTCACGCCTACCGTGCTGCCTTCCTTACCGGATTAGGTAAGGGGGTATACACGCGAAGCGCTGGTTTCGGAGCAAAGAAGGACAGTGTCCTCCCGCGTTTCCTGTACGGTGCTATGCGCCTCATCTTCTCAGATGATGGTCATATGTTACCTATAGTGAACGTGGATGCAGTCGCTTGCGTGAACCAGCTAACAGCTGTGTTCACCAAGATTGAGGGTGGTCACACCCCGCAGTCTGAGGAAAACGTTATATCCTCTTTCGTGAAAACGGAAGAAGAGATTGCGTCAACCTCACTGGACGCTGCTCATGTAGTCCGAACGTGGATTACCGACATTCCGGGGGGGTGCGCATGGCGCACCTCGACGGACCTAGGTTCCGTGTTGGATAGAGCAGGTCGATTCATTAAGCGCGTTCTCTCGGGGTCTGACCCTAGAGAGATATCGCCGCGACATGGATCCGGAGTATCAGCATGCGGTACGGAAGTCCGTGACCGTTATGCTGCTCCTAGATACGTATCGAGAATCGATCGTATTTGGCCCATGCATGAATATTATTACCTGAGTCCTACCGCGTTCTGCGATGGTCTCAGTGAGTACTTAGACATGCCTGAGCTGGATGACCCCTGTGCGAGGGTCTTGTTGGTCCCCAAAGATTCGCGTGGTCCGCGCTTAATAAGCTGCGAACCCCGTGAAACGATGTGGATACAACAGGGTCTTATGGCAGAGTTGTACTCTACCATAGAGGCGCACTACCTCACCCGTGGACGCGTGAACTTCACGCGTCAAGGGTATAACCAACTCGCTGCGTTTGTCGGATCAGACGTAAGTCTGCCCGATGAGCATATTGATACTAATAAGGTCGCTCGATATCTTCGTTATGAAGATAACTTCGCCGGTACCACTTGGGATCCGGCCTCGCAAGAGGACCTCGCACTCCCTGATGCACACTCGTGTATCCGGAATGCGGTCTTTACTGACATCGCGTCACAGCGGCGCCAGGAGACAATTAAGTATCTTCACGAAAGGGGTCTGCACCCCGACGTGAACAGTGATGTGGCGGGGAAACTCGCCACACTTGACCTGAAGGATGCATCCGATCGTTTGCGTCTCGATCTTGTCCAGCGCCTCTTCCCAAGCAATTGGGCAGAAGCGTTGACGGCATGTCGAAGCGCGATGACGGAGCTACCTGACGGTCGGTTGGTTTCCCTATCGAAACACGCACCTATGGGGTCAGCTGTATGCTTCCCCGTGATGGCGTTGACGATATGGGCGTTACTGACTGCTATAGCCCCCAAGTCTGCCCGTAGGCAGATTTTGGTTTATGGCGACGATATTGTCGTTCCTTCGTTTATGACGGAGGATGCGATACAGGTGCTTGAGAGCGTTGGCCTTCGGGTCAACGTTCAAAAGTCCTTCTCACGCGGTCCCTTTCGGGAATCATGTGGGGAGGAATTCATATATGGTTGTCGGGTTACCCCGATCCGCCTACGTATGAATCCTGACGACGATAACGACTCCTTGATGTCATTAATGGCCTTTAACAATAACTTGTTAGAGACACCATTAGTGACCGACACAGGTTGGTTCCTCGAACTACTCCAATCATGGTATGGACCCAAACGGGTCCCTATCATCATGCAACCCTCTCGGAAGAGAGTGTCATGGCTGGACTATGTCCAACAATTGCAAGTAGGCGAATCGTTTCGTGGCGTAACCCTTAGCGGGGTTGCGCTTACGGATGATCCGTCCCGAGTGAACCTACCGACTGGTCGCGGTACTCGCCTGCATGGCCGATACGAAACAGATCCGAGGAAACCTCGGTATCTGCATCGGCAATACAGGTTGTTAGTCCCGCGCCCTAGGCTCGTCGAGTACGAACCTAGTGGCTGGAGCCACGTCCTGCGATCGCTTCTAACAAGAAGTGATCGACAGTCGGGAGTCGACACAGTTCACAACTGTGTTCGTTATGTCCGCCAATGGGTATCGCTAGACTAAGTCTAGCGACCAGCAACGGTTC